CTATTGTTTCATTCATTCTTCGGTGCAATAGCCCTACCATATTCTGCATCAATGCGTAACCTGCTGCATAACTTGTGTTTCTCACTAATATCTGAAATGTAGGTTCTCCTGTTGGGAGATATTTATCAGGGGTCGCACCTCCAGTATCAAGAACAACCACACAATTATCTGGTTTTTCTGGCATAAATCCTTTGAATAGGTTTGTGCCAAGCGTCAGTGTTGTTATCACTTCGGCTATTTCTTTGGAAATGTCGTCTATAATCATATGAGTTTTTTAATCCTATCTATAAAAATCTTTTCCCACTTAGGTAGATTGTTCTTGAGTGGGTCTTCCAGATATTTTCCTTTTTTACCGTTCTTGAAATTAAATTCAGGATGTTCGTGCAATCTGGCTGCGTAAACTGTGTGATAACCAACCTCAACTGAATTAGAACCGCTTTTTTTAACATCACCAGATGATTTTAATGCCCCAGACTCTACAGGAACTTGCTTGTTTGCGTCAGAAAGAAGTTCTTCTCCCATGTTCTGCAACGCTTCTTTAACCGCACCGTCAAGTTTGCCGTCTATATTCTTCAGCATCTTTATAAAATCTTTTGTATTCACTGTTATGCTGAAGTCCATAGTTTTATCCTTCGTATCTTTCCAGATAGCATTTTATAAATTTAACTGTTGATGCCGTTTTTGGCTTGCTTAACTGAATAATCCTGTATCCTTGCGTCTCGTAAATTAACTTATCTCCTAAATCAACTGGAACATCTGGTGTAAGCCAAACCTCTGCCTGTGAGGTAACGTTCTCGCCAGTAGGACTGAGAATAACCTTAGTTTTTTCAACAAATCTCCCCTTATAGGCAGTGCTTGAGGCAAAACTAGATTTACCATATTCATCCAGAACAGGCGTAGGGTAAACGTTGATTATGTCTTGCATTAGATGTTTCATTTAATTTAGTAGCTAGTCATACTGCCCTTGATATTTTTGATACCAGAAAGCAGCATCCTTGCTTTAGGTGCTATTAATCTATTCACATCTTTCTTCATGTTGTGACTGTAGTCTCCAATACTCTCGGATTCATCGTCAGTTGCACCAGAAAAGAACTCATCGCCCTTTTCTACTACATACTGCATTTGAGCGGCTACCGCTCGTTTTACTGGCTCAGGGATTGATTTAGCGTAGAAAGGAAGACCAGTTGCATCGTTGTTAAGCGTGAACATATCGCATATTCTTGGGAACTTGCCCAATTGTCGGATTCTGTAAACAGAAGTGCTGTCAATAGCTGAAGTAAAAGCTGGACTAACTGTGATGCTTTTCGTAGCAATCGCAGAAGAAGAAATACTACGTCTTTCACCAGCATTTGTGCCAGCAACAATCTCTACCTCACAGTATGAAAGGTAGTTATCGTTATAGTTAAGAGGCGAATCATCAGAGATGTCCACCAATGTTGTTGTTGTGCCTGAAGTTGCTTGACCGACAAACTTAGACGATACGGATTTCACTTGGAAACCAACGTAAGAGTCAATGAGTTCCTCGGCTTGAGATATTTGGTCATCTGCCTCTGTCTGGTCAGATATAGCGATGTCAGCATACTCTTCCAGTTCAGCAGCAGTTAAGTATTTTCTTCTGCTTGCCATATGATTATTTCCTTTTGCAGGAATATAAATAATTAAGTTTTTAATTGCTATCTATATTATACACTACTTCTGAATTAATTACCAGAGACCTTCCTAATTTGTTTGGTATATTTCTTTGGAACTTTCGTAAACCACGTAGTATTTGGTTTTGTTTCCCAGGGTTGTGTGTCATCAGTGAACCAACTTACTTTATTTCCGCTTTGCCAAACGATAGGTTCTCCAGTATACCAAGGATTCTTTGCTCCGATTATAACTGCTGACCTGCTGTTTCCTTGAGAACCAGTAAGTTTTGCTCCACGAGAACTGTTTGCGGATATTCCTCCACGAATTACTGCGGAACGAGTACTTGTAAGCAATTCTTTACCAGAAAGTTTCACGCCTCGCTCTGAATGAACAACCGCTTCTTTACCTTCAAGTTTAGCATAAATTGTACTTGAAGCCCATACTTTACCAGTAATTTTTGCGCCTCTGCTTGAACTGCTGGAATCTTTACCAGTTATTTTAACCCCACGACTATCTGACAGTGCCTGACCTGTTATTGAAACGCCTCTGGAACTGTTCGTGCTTTGTTTACCTGTTATGACAGCACTACGATAATCATATTCTTCAAAAGTATCCGCTAACTTTCCTTTTATAACAGCACCTCTGACTGAATACGCAGAGTCTTGACCAATCAAACTAACCCCACGCTCATCATTTTCTGGTTCAACACCAAAAATAGAGGCTCCACGAGAATCGTTAGCATTTTCATAACCAGTTACAACTGCGTTTCTTTCAGAAGAAGAAGCGTCAATACCAGTTAGAGAAACTCCTCTTGAATCGCTTGATATTTCAATACCAGTAAGCACGACACCTCTTTCGCTATTATCGCTAGATTTTCCGACAAGAGATGCTCCTCTTTCGTCAGAATAAGAGGCGATACCTGTAATGACCGCACCTCTTTCACTTGATTCTACTGCGACACCAGTAAGTGTTGCTCCTCTTGAGCTGCTATCTGCAGCTTGACCGATAAGAGAAGCACTTCTTTCATCATCGTCTGATTGTTTTCCTGTTAACACTGCACCACGAGAGTCGTTATCTGTTTCGTAACCTGTTAATTTAGCTCCTCTTTCTGAAGAATCCGTTTCGTAACCAGTTATAACAGCACTGCGTTCAGAATTGTCTGTTTCAAAACCAGTTATAACCGCTCCACGTTCATCATCAGCAGAAAATGTTGGTATAGTACCCTCAAGAGAAGCCCCACGAGTGCTGGAATCAGCTGCCTGACCAATTATAGAGGCGCTTCTTGAACTATTTGTTGACGCTTTACCTGTTATTACAGCACTTCTCGCTGAATCAGTAGCAACTTTACCAGTTATAACTGCAGCTCTTGAGTTGTTTATATATATTCTTCCTGCGTATAAATCTGATATTTCAGTAGGATTCAACGCCTTTCCATTCATAAAAAATACATCATCCAAAGAACCTTTGAAAAATGCACCATTGGTTTCATTTTGGAAATCGCAACCTATTCTTGGTCCATTAGTGGCATAATATCCGCAGTTATTATTCCAGGCAGCGTGTATACTTTCTACCCCATCAAGATAGATGTACATGTTTGTTCCATCGTAAACGCAAATAACTTGGTGTGGTGTGTCGTTTGATACAGTTGTCGGAGTCGCAATCTGTTTAAAATCAGTGTTGATAGTTATACCAGTACCTCTGGCACAAATAAAGTCAATACCGTTCGCAACATGTATACGCCAACCATAGAGAACTCCCGCATGATTTACAAAGTTTGAAAATACAGAATTGTCAGCGTTCTCTCCAGCCGTAGCTGTTATCCAAAAACCTGCAGAGAACACCCCAGCAGCTTTGAGGTCGTTTGTTTCAGCTATTGAATAGCCAGTAGCACCATTAAAAGACATGCCTTGACCGAATGGTCCGTTGGGGTCTGGGAATGGAGAGCCAATAGCTGTTAAATCATTACCAGCTCCAGAACTATCTGTAAGTTCCGCTCCGTTTTCAAAACGATAATACGCTTTAAGAGTCGCATCAGTTTTCCAATTCGTAACTTCAAGTTCAGCCAATGAAGTTATCGCCGCACTTGGCTCCCAACCGATACCACTAGCCCAAGTCGTAGGAGAAGCGAAGCTGGTAGTAACAGTGGTTGTAAATCCAGAATGTTTCCAAATCTTAGCGTTACTGTACCCAGAAGTTATAACATTCACGCCTGTCCACGCTACGCCCCAAAGAGCAGTAGAAGGACTGGAGAAGCTACTAGAAATAGTGGTTGAAAAACCAGTGTGGCGATAAACTTTGGTAGAACCAGCATCAGCACTAATTAATCCAGCAGCCACAGTGTCCCATATTATTCCGTAAGGAAAAGCAGAAGGTGAACTAAAGCTGGAAGAAACAGTCGTTGTAAAACCGCTGTGCTGATAAATAAGAGTTGAACCAGAGTCAGCTGAAATTATATTGGTTCCGTCCCAAGCAGCAACAACCACACCGTTAGAGGGTGATGAGAAACTGCTTGATATAGTAGTGCTAAACCCTGTGTGCTGATAAATAACGTTACTGGCATCGTCAGCACTTAAAATGTTGGCTCCGATGAAAGCGACAGAGGTTACCGCCGTACTAGGAGACGAAAAAGAGCTAGAAATAGTCGTGCTAAACCCAGCATGTTTGTAGATACGCTTGTTGACGTTATAATCGCAACTAATCAGATTTGCCATACTTTTTCAATAAAAATAAACGTATCATATACGTCTATATACTAAAAAAGTCTCCATACAAGAGTAGAAGACGTGCTGCCCAATAAAGATAACGCAAAGTAGCGAGACCTTGATTTATATTGGATAGTAGCGTGACGCTCCTACAATACTATATTATAAATTTTTGACCGTTACCCAACTGTCTTTCTTTCCCAGCTCATCCACCCAGAGAGTAACTTCGCTATGTTCGTAAACTGCTGTAATAAAAATGTGCATTTCCACCAAGGTCATCTTATCCATTGAATCGGACATCATATCTGCCGCAACCTTTCTACCAAACTTATAATCCAGGGGAATGTCACCACCGAACTTAGGATTGGCTGAAGGAAGCGTGTAGACCTTACCTTCTTTGCGAATTTGCATACCTGTGATTTTCAGGTTGTTTTCCTTGATATACTCTCTTAATTTTTGCCAAGGAGACAATTCTCCTGCTATTTCTGCAAACTTTCCGTTGCCTTCAACTGCGTTCTCTCCGTTTGAAAGTGAAGCGAACCAGCGTGCTGTATTGTGAAAAACTTCTGTCATAAAATTATACTTAGTTTGATTGAAATTAGTTGCCTCATTAATCAAAGCAATCTTTTATAGTAGCGTCACCGCTCCTAAAATACGTAAACTCTAGCTATATACCAATTCAATTCTGCAAGCGAACGCTGTTTTCAGCCCTACAGCCGATGGACTTGCTGAAATCAGAAGGAAATAATCGTGCGATGTACCAGTTGTATCATCTGCGATTGTTAACGCTGCTGCGCTTCCTCCAGCTGCTGTCCAGTTAGCATCTCCTTGTTCTGCTGCATAAAACGTAATGTCTGTAGGAACTGCAGTTGTCGTAGTACCATCATAAGCATAAAAGATAGCCGATGTAGTAGTTACAGAACTTGCGTGCGAGAAGTTGATTTTCAATGGGCAATTAGCTGTAGAAACTGAATCCAAATCAACCGAACCAGCACCTATATCTACGGTAGAACTCGTAAGATACTTTGAATTCTTTGGTGTGTTGCCAGACGAATCATCTGCACCTACGTTTGATTCAACGTGAGTAGTATCTTGATAACTACCTACATTGATAGCACTTCCGAAAGTTGCTCCAGCGAACTGAATCTTATCGGTTGCTTCAATCGTAGTTGGTGTTCCTCCTTGCAAATACCAGGTAAATGTTGCCATATTTATAATTCCTTTCTAGTTTTAGGTTAATTAGGGCTAACAACCCGACCATATTGCCAGCTTGTATCTCTAATCTATCTTAATATCAAGTTCAAATTGCTTGCCCTTTTGCTCTGTTAGTTCTTGCATATTGCCTTCAAGTCCGCCTTCTTTTTTGATGTCTTCTATCACTTCAGCGATTAACCTTTCTCTGAAAACTGTGAAAAACATTTTCTGCGAGGCATCTACTTGAAATGCTTTCAAATATCTTTTATCTCCATCAAGGACCTCAACACCCACAACGAATGTGGATAGCGTTCCTTCTTTTCTCTGTATGTCAGTTATAGTAGCTTTAAGTTTCATATGCTATAAGTATATCACTTTTTAATCTCCTCGTCCACCATTAATTTGCAAAGTTCTGCAAACTTGGTTTTCGGAGTCCACCCAAGCACTTCTTTCGCCTTGGTAGCGTCACCAATAAGCAGGTCAACATCTGCTGGTCTGTAATATTCTGGATTAATCTTGACAACTAAGTCTCCGTCTTGATTATATCCTTTTTCGTCAACGCCAGTTCCTTCCCAGCGAATTGTCCACCCAAGACACTTGGCAGTTTCCTCCACAAATTCACGCACTGTGTGAGTTTCGCCTGTTGCCACCACATAATCACCAGGTTTTTCTTGCTGAAGCATCAAATACATCGCTTCCACATAATCACCAGCAAATCCCCAGTCTCTCTTGCTATCCATATTGCCCAGTTCTATAAACTCTCTCTTGCGTTTCCATACTTCAGTCATCTGAGTAGCAATCTTCTTAGTTACAAAATTATCACCTCTTTTAGGAGACTCGTGATTAAACAAAATGCCGTTGCAGGTAAACATATTGTAGGACTCTCTGTAATTGCGTGTAATCCAATAACCATACAACTTAGCACAGCCGTAAGGAGACCTTGCCCTAAGCGGTGTTTCTTCGCTCTGAGGCGATTCTGTAACCTCTCCGAACATTTCTGAAGAAGAAGCCTGATAAAACTTAATCTTTGGGTTAACTTGCCTGATTGATTCCAATATTCGCAAAACTCCAAGACCTGTAATTTCTGCAGTCTCCAAGGGCAATTTAAAACTAATTCCGACATCAGATTGAGCCGCAAGATTATAAACTTCATCAGGATTAACTGCCTTAATAAGTGAAATAAGACTACTCATATCCTGCAAATCACCATAACGCAATGAAAAGTTTGGATTGTCAATAAGATGCTGGATTCTCTCTGTGTTGTCAGTGCTGGTTCTGCGATACATACCACAGACTTTATAGCCTTTGCTGAGCAATAATTCAGCTAAATAACCACCATCCTGGCCTGTAATTCCACTAACCAGTGCTGTTTTATTCTGTTCCATAAAGGTTGATGATTAGTTGTTTAGCGTGGTCAAAATCAATAACATTACCATAGAGTTTACTACTTAAATCTCTTGACATTTCATCCAAATACTGTTCTGCCTGCATTGGATTATTCTTCAGATAGCACTCATATTGGTTGTGATAGGCTTCTGTTTCGTTTAT